CGAGGTGATCGTGGGCTCCGCGGTGCCGTATGCGCGGCGTCTCGAATACGGCTTCATGCAGGCAGACAGGCTGGGGCGCAGATACAACCAAGCGGCGCGGCCGTATCTGCGGCCGGCATTCGACGCGCAGCAGGCGGCGGTGCGAACAGCGATCGTGAACGCCGCGCAAGCCATGGTCCGGAGGGCTCTCGGTGCCTGAGGATCTCGCATGGTTCGACTCGAACACCATCTACATCGAGCAAGGTCTGCGCTCCTGGGCGATGGCGGATCCATACCTCGTCGCACTGATTGACGCTCGCTGGTACGGGCCGGTGATGGAGCAAGGCTCGGCGCTGCCCTGCGTCACCGTGCAGCAGATCGGAAGCATTGACGAGGCTCCGACACACCAGGGGCACAGCGGGCTTGAACGCGCACGCCTGCAGATCACCGTATGGTCGAGCTGCCAGATGCGAGCCATCCAGGTATCCGAGCGCATCAAGCGCCGGCTCGATGGCTTCCGCGGCTCTCTCGGCGGCATGACAGTGGGACGCATCGGCGTGGTCAACACGATGGACATGGGCCGAGAGCCCGGACAGAACGTGTACCAGCGTGTCGTCGAGATTCTCGTCTGGTACCGGCTCAACCTTTAAACGACTTATGGACCAAACAATCTCTGGAGGCCGCGGCATCGGCACCGCGGAGAAATTCGGCAAGCATGACGAGGCGCGGACGTGCCTGGAGTGCCGCTGGCTGGCGGTGGTGCCGCGCATGGACGACACGCGGTACCGCTGCGGATTCGGGCTGCTCGACATCGCATCAGCGAGCGGGCCGCCTGCGATTCTGCGACCGAAGGCGACGGGCTGCAAACAGTATGCCGCTAAAGATCGCTGAGATCACCTGGAGCGGCCGGCAGATGTATAAGTGTCCGCTCTGCATCTTCGCCCACTACCAACGGGTGCGGGTGAAGATCCACCTTCGCGAGGCGCACTTCGACGCGGTATTCGCAGCGCAGCGCGAGGCGCTCACGCCGCAAGCCACGCTTTACGACGCCAACGGCAAGCTTATCGATCAAATGCCCGGCGGCGCAGACCTATCGGAGATCGAAGCCGCACTTGCGGCAGACCCCAACGACTAAGAGGAGACGACAACTATGGCGAGAGTGAATTGCCCGCATACCGTTCTGGTGGGGCCCTGGCCAACTGCGGGGGTGACGGTCACCGTAACCGCTGCCGACGCCAGCAACAAAAACGAGACGCCGTTCACAGGCACGTTCTTCCTGTACGCGCGCAACAGCGGCGCATCGACCCGCAGCGTAACCATCAACAGCGTGGCCGATGCGGTGCAGAACCGCACCGGAGACATCACCGAGAACATCGCCGCGGGCGTCACGAAGACATTCGGGCCGTTTGCCGCGGAGGGCTTCCGGCAATCCGGCGGCGTCTTGCACTTCGAAGCGGCTCACGCCGAGGTGCTGTTCAGCGTCCTGCGCGTGAGCTAACCACCAGCCTGCACCAACCCCAACCCACCAGGAGAACAATATGGCAAGAGCTTCTATCACGGTGCAGACCGGCACCGGAAAATACCCCACGCTCGCGCAGCTCGATCCGTTCGCCTTCACGGCGTGCGATGCGTCGAACTTCAACGAGTGCGACTTCACCGGGCGCGAGGTGATCATCGCCTACAACAGCAGCGCGGACACCGCTTACGACTTCACCGTCGAGTCGCTGGCCAGCCAGCGCACCGGGCGCACGTTGAACCTCGTGAAGGAGATCCCCTTCGGCGAGCACATCGTCATTGGGCCGCTCGGCGTCGATGGCTTCCGGCAAGCCAACGGCAAGCTGTATTTCACGGCGGAAAACGCGGCCATCCTCGTCGGCATCGTCCGGCTGGCGTAACCCACCTCGACAGAACAGGAGACAACATCAATGGCACTTTCCACTCAAGCTGTACCCGCGTTCGGGATCATGCTCTCCGTCTGCGAGGACGCGTCGGGCACGAATCCCGTACCGATCGCCGAAGTCAAGGACATCAACGACAGCTACAACGCGCAGGCTGAAGAGGTCACCACGCACGACCCTGGAGGGTCGCGCTGGCGGAAGCGCATCATCACGCTGCTCGACCTCGGCGTCGAACTGCAGTTGAACTATGTCGGTACCGATCCGACCCACGACAAGACCACAGGGCTGAAGTGGATCTTCCGCCAGGGCGCGGAGCGGACCTACGTCCTCACTCCGAACGATGGCGAAGAGCCGCTAACGTTCAACGCAATCATCACCAACATCAAGGGCACGGCACCCGTTGCTGGCGTCCGTGGCGCGTCCGTGACGCTGATGAGCTCCGGCGAGCCGGACTTCGGCGACTAACCCATAACCCGCAACCGTTCGGAGGAACCATGAAGACAGTAGAAATCGAGCTGGGCGGCGCAACCCGTCGCCTCAGCTTGGACCTTAACAGCGTGATTGCCCTGCAAGCGCAGGCCGGCGCGGACATCATCACGCTCGGCCAGCAGCTTGCGGACAAGAAAGCCACGGTGGCCGACAAGATGCGCACCGTGCGGCTCATCACATGGGCCATGCTGGCGAGCGATTGCCCGAGCTTCGAGGACAATCCTGCATCGCTGCGCACGGTGGGATCCTGGCTGTCGATCGAGGATCTGCCACGGCTCGCGGGCGCGATCAGCGATCTGCTCAGCGACTACATGGAGCGTGTCGGCAAGTCCGGGATGAGCGAGTTCCCTGGCCAGATGGCTCCCTACGTGCCGACTCCGGCGCCGGTGGTGGAAGCGATGCTGCGGGCTGCGCAGATCAAGGACCACAGCATGGTTGTCGATCTCGGCGCGGGCGATGGACGCCTTCTGTTTCGCGCGCTGGAGATGGCCGAAAACGTGATTGCGTTCGGCTACGAGATGCACCAGGAGCGGTTCGATGCGCTGTCTCTGAAGGCAAAGCGCACGCAGTCGGTCTTCTTCCAGAAGGATATTCGAGAGGCCGACCTCTCTGGCGCCGACGTCGTGTTCCTCTACCTGCTGCCCACGTCCAACGCCGAGCTGAAGGCGAAGCTGCTCGCCGAGTGCAAGCCCGGCTGCCGCATCGTAAGCCATGACTTCGGCATGCCCGACTGGGAACCGGAGCACACGGAGCGCGTGCTGGCCGAAGATCGCGCGCACACGGTCTATCGCTGGACGGTACCCGCACGTGCTGCAGCAGCGGATTGACGTCCAGGTGGGCGGGTGCAGCCGTACGCTGATCTGCTCACTGGGGGCGCTCCTGCGCTTCGAGCGGCGCACCGGGCGGGCACTGTACCAGTTCGGCAGCGCCGATCGTCCACAGGCGCTCCGCACGCTGCTCTGGGCGCTCCTGGCTGATGACTTCGCCGCGGTGACTGAGGATGAGATCGGGCGCATGCCGGCTGCTGAAGCGGCGGCGGCATTCCGTGCCGCTGGCCTGCTGCTCGCGGCTTCCGCTCCGGTGATCGAGGCCGACGACAAGCCCACGCAGCCGGTCGACGAGAAGCCGCTGGACTGGTACGAGATGTGGGCCACAGGGCGAATCGACCTCGGGCTGTCCGAGTCCGAGTTCTGGAGCTTGACCCCGGCAATGTATCACGCGATGTGCGCCCGGCTGGAGTGGCGGCTGTTCGGGCACTGCATCACCGCGGCGGCCGTCACGAACGTTCACATCGACCGCGAGAAGAGCGCGCCACTATCGCCGCTGGCCTTCATGCCTGGCAAGGCCGGGCGCATCGAGGCGCGGCGAATGGCGTACGAGCAGGGTGAGATGCTGCGGGCGAAGCTGGGCGGGCTCCGCTCGATGCTGACCTAACCGACCAACCAACATGGCAAACACCGAAGTAGAAGGCCTGTTCTTCAAGATCGGCGCAATCTTCGATGAGTCGTTCCGGAACATCGGCAGCACGATGAACCAGAGCCTCTCGCAGATCAGCGGAGCGCTCACCGGCGCAGGCGCGAGCCTTACCGCGGCGTTCACCGTGCCGATCGCTGGAGCTGGGGCCGCTGCCCTGAAGATGGGCGCGGACATGATGGCCGCCAAGATGGGCTTCGAGACCATGCTCGGCTCGGCCGAGAAGGCCACCAAGTTCCTGGGCGACCTCCAGAACTTCGCAGCAAAAACGCCGTTCGAGTTCCCTGGGCTCCGCGATGCCGCTACGAAGATGATGGCGCTCGGCATCTCTGCCGATCAGGTGCTCCCGACGCTGCGCGTCGTGGGTGACCAGGTGGCGGCGATGGGGCGCTCCGGCGGCGAGGCTTCACTGTCGATCGACCGCATCACCCTGGCGCTCGGCCAGATGGGAGCCAAGGGCAAGGTCTCTGCGCAGGAAATGAACCAGCTCGCCGAGCAGGGCATCGGCGCATGGGAGGCGCTTGCGAAGCACATCGGCGTGAGCGTTCCCGAGGCAATGAAGCTCGCCGAGGATGGCGCCATCTCCGCAGCCGAGGGCATCCCCGCAATCCTGGCCGGCATGGCCGAAAAGACCGGCGGGATGATGGACAAGCTGAGCGATACCGTCATCGGCCGATTCTCCAACCTCAAAGACTCCGTAAGCATCAGTCTGACAAAGCTGGGCGAGGCGCTGCTGCCGTTCGCCGAGATCGCCGTGGGCGTGTTCGAAAAGCTCGCCGTGCTCCTGGAGGGCGCGGTGAAGTGGTTCACTGAGCTATCGAAGCCAATGCAGCTCGCGGTAGTGGCGCTGGCCGGCATGGCTGCGGCTGCAGGGCCGCTCCTGTTGGCACTGGGCGCGATCAGTGCGGCTATCGTGTCGATCTCGAGCGCCGTATCCATCCTGGCCGGGCCTGCCGTCCTGGCGGGCGCCGTTGTGGCCATGAAGGCGCTTGCGATCGCAGCAGCAGCGGCGGCGGCGGCGTTCGCAGTATGGAAGATCGGCGAGTGGCTGTACTCGTTCGGACCGGTCAAGGCGACCGTAAACGCCATTGTCGACGCCATCGGCTCGCTGCTCTCCTGGATCGCCAAACTGCCGGGCGTGTCGAATCTGATCACCGGCATGAATGCCGCATGGAACGCAGCCAAAGGCGCGATCGACAGCACCGTTAGCTCCGTGCTCTCCAGCGGCAAAGCCTTCCAAGCGCAGGGGCCGACGCTCGACCAGCTCGGCGCAAAGGCAAAGGCCGTTATCCCGCATTTCTCGGGACTCGGCGGCGCTGCCGATTCCGCGGCGAAGGCCACGGCGAACGCCGCTGCGCAGATGGAAAAGCAGCTATCGTCTGCCTGGAAAACGATGAGCGGCTGGCTGATGGATCTGCCGAAGACGTTCCAGCAGGCCGCGCAGATGATCTCCTCCGGCTTCAACATCGACGGCGCGATTCGCAAAGTCACCGACGAGATGCAGCGGCTGCAGATCGAGTTCGGCGAGAAGATGCCGAAGAGCGCGCAGGCCATGTACAACGCGCTCGACGCGACCCGCCGGCAGCTCGAGGCGTTCGCTGCGGTGGCCGAGCAGGCGGCGCTCGCGAAGGCGTTCGACAGTGCGACGTCTGCCGTGGTGGCGTACGGCTCGCAAGTCGACCGCGTGCTGAAGGAGCAGGCGGCGACCATCGCCGTGCTGAACCAGGTGAGCATGCAGGGCGCCACCGATGCGATCGCAAAGGTGCAGCAGCTCGACGGCGCGTTCCGCACGCTTGGCGTAACGTGGTCCGACACTCTCACCGTCAAGGCGCAGGCGGCGGCGGCGGCGTTCGAGAAGGTAGTCGAGGCGCAGAAGCGCGGCGAGGTGTCCTCCATCGACTTCCTGCAGGCGCAGGCGCGCATGCTCGAAGCGCAGATCGCGGCGGCGAAGCAGAGCGGCGCATCCTACGAGGCGCTGGCAGCTCAACTCAAGGGTGTGAATGCCCAAATCTCAACCCTGACCGGAGCCACCGAGAAGCACGGCGCGGCCATCAAGAACGCCTCTGGGCAAGCCAACCAGGGCGTGTCAGAGATGGCGAAGAACTGGGATGCGTTCGGCAAACAGGTATCGACCATCTGGACCGATCTCGGTAGCGACATTGCAAAGTCGATCTTGCACGCCAAGGGCTTCGGGGATGCGTTTATCAAGGCCGCCGAGGCCATCAAGGAAGCATTCCTCCGGCACATCGTCGAAGGCGCAATCAAGTCGATGATGAAGGGCCTCGACGGATTCTCCGGCATGCTAGGTGGCATCGGCAAGCAGATCACCGGACTGTTCGGCGGGCTCTTCGGCGGTGGTGGCGGCGACGGGCTGAGCGCTCCTGGTGGTGGCGGGCCGGGGCCGGGCAGCATTGGTGGCGCGCTCACTGGGCAACTCACCGGGCTTGTGACCGGCATCACTCAGGCCATCACCGGCGTGATCAACGTGTTCCAGACCCGCAGGATGGAGCAGGACATCGGGCGCATCGAGGTGACCAGCCGAGGGCAGCTCAACCAGCTCATCAGCCTGCAGGAGACGTTCAATAACTGGCTGCCGTACCTCGAGAACGCCGACCAGCTACAGCGGCTGGAGGGCGTCGAGCAGGCGCTGTACAGCATCGCGGGCGGGCAGATGATGCGGCCGATCGGTGAAGGCCTCCGCGACGGGCTAACCAACATGGGCGGCGGTATCTCGCAGGGCATGCAGATGCTCATCAACGAAGTGGGCCTGATGCGCGAGACGATGCGGGCACAGATGCAGGTACTGCTTGAGATCAGTGCTGCCATCTACAACGCCGTGAGCAAGCCCGGCTTCCAAGCGAACTTCACATCCGGCGTGCCGCAGGGCAACGGAACACCTGGCGTGCCGAACGTGCCAACGACACCGGCGGGGCCGCAGGGCAACGGTAACAACGTGACAGTGAACGTGACCAGCAACGCCACCAACCCATTCGCCGCTGGCCAGCAGCTCGCCGCGGGCATGGCGGCCGGCGGCTTCAGGTAGTTACTCAGACTTACAACGACAACTTAGTGGGAGAGAACCATGGCTGATTTTATCTATGACTTAGCGCGCCAAGCGTTCCTTGAGGGCGAGGTCGCCATCCTGACCGCAGACATCAAGGCCGTGCTGGTAGACGGCGCGGATTACACGCCTTCCGCTTCAACCGATGACTTTCTCGCGGACATCGCGGGCGGCGGGCGCGTGGCGACATCGAGCAACTTCGCCTCGAAGACCAGCACGCTCGGCGTGTTCGACGCTGCCGACATCACGTTCAGCACCGTGACTGGCGACCAGTGCGAGTACATCGTGATCTATGAGGACACCGGCGATGCTGCGACCTCGAAACTGCTCGCGAAGATCGACTCGTATACCGGGCTGCCAGTGACGCCGAATGGCGGCAACATCACGGTGGCTTTTCCTGCGGATTCGAACAAAATCTGGAAATTGTAGATTACACAGCACTTACCGGAACGCATCACCACCGTTAGGAGTACTCACGATGTCTGTAGAATTCGCCGATTCCTTCGATCACCTGTCTGCCGCGCAGCTCATCCAGAAATGGAATGCTGCCAGCTCCATCGTTGGCGCTACCAAGGGCACGGGCGTCTACGGAATCGGCGAGGGCCAGCAGTATAGCAGCGCGGGCCGCGTGATCATCACTCCGACGTTCGCCGGTGCCGCTACTCGCATCGCTTGCTTTCATGTTTATCTGCCGACTCTGCCGGGCTCGGACCAGTTGCTGTGCGCCTTCTTCGAGACCACCACGCAGCACGCCGATATCAGGGTGACCAGCACTGGCGCGATCCGCGGCACGCGCAATGGGACATCGTTGGGCATCAGCGCAGGGACGCCGCTGGTGGCGGGCAACTGGTACTGGATCTGCGTTCGCGCGACGATCGACAACTCGGCAGGCGCCATTCGAGTGACGGTGAACGGCACCGAAGAGCTGAACCTGACCAGCGTCGACACACAGAACGGCGGGACGGCGGTCTGTGATCACGTCCGACTGAATACGCCGGTGGCAAACACCATCTGGGACAACTTCATCCTGATGAACACCAGCGGTTCGGTGCTGAACGACATCCCCACCGTGGAGTACCGGGCATCGGTGGCCACCGCAGACGGCGCGGGCAACCAGGCCGACTGGACCCCGAGCGCATCGACGAACCAAAGCAACGTGGATGACGGGCTTTCGCACGACACCGACAGCACCTACAACAGCAGCAGCACGCCCACCGACGTCGATACGTTCGCCATCGGCGCCATTGACTCGGCTCCGGTGGCGTTCGTTCAGGCCTGCATAGTGGCTCGCAAAGACGACGGCGGCACGCGTGAGATCCGCGAGGTGTGCCGGTCGAACGGCACGGACTACAACGGCAGTACGCAGGCCGTCACCAGTGCGTACCTCTGCTATCGCCAGATCCGCGAGGTGGATCCTGACACCAGCGCGGCGTGGGATTCGGCGGATCTGAATGCGGCCGAGTTCGGCTATGGGCTGGTGACGTAGCCGGACAACAAATACCCTCCTTTCCCGTCCATCCCTCCTAACCCACCATGGCAGCACGCGTAACTCAACTCAGCATCGAGGCGTTCATCACGCCAACGGGAGCGGCGCGTGTAACTCAGATCGCCATCGAGGCGTTCGTCGCTATCGGCCTGATCGCGGGCGGCGCGGGCATTGCGAGTGGCGAGGCCTTCGGCTCGGGCGGCACTGTCACCGTTGACAGCGGATCGGCCATCGTTGGCGACACGGGTATCGCCTCGGGTGAGGCGTTCGGCTCTGGCGTGGTGGCGGGGCCGATCACTGGCGCTTCGGGCATCGTGTCCGGCGAGGCCTTCGGCAGCACCGGCTCGCTGGTGGCCGGGCTGATCCGAGGCGAAGACGGCATCATCAGCCGCGAGGCGTTCGGCGTCGGGGGCTATGTCTCCGGGCCCATCAATGGGCTCGCGGGTATTCCGTCCGGCGAGGCGTTCGGCGCGGGCAGTGTCTCCGGACCTGTCACCGGTACCGCCGGCATCGTGTCCGCAGGCGCGTTCGGCTCCGGCGGCTCCGTCGTCGGACCCGTCACGGGAGCGGCCGGCATCGTCTCCGGGCAAGCCTTCGGCAGTGGCGGATCCGTCTACCAGCTCATCACCGGCAGTGCAGGCATTGTCTCTGCTGAGGCGTTCGGCTCCGGCGAGGTTCTCAGCGTCACGCGCGGATACTTCGGCATCCCCAGCGCCGAGGCCTTCGGGCGCAGCGGCGCCGTGATCGGCTCGCGCGATTTCACCCTCTACATCGGCGGCTATGATTGGACGCCATTGCTGCGGGAGTCCACGCTCAACTGGAACTATGAGTGGGGAGGGCGCGGCGGCTGCACGTTCCAGCTCCAGGATGGCGATGCGGACACGCCCGCAGTGTGGCGACCAGGTGCACAGGCCGAGGTAGTGTTCTACGTTGGCTCGCAGCGCGTGTTCGGCGGATTCGTTCAGAGCTACACCGAAGAGTGCTTGAAGGGCACGAAGGCGGCGCGGTTCGACGTCCGCTGCACGGACTACACCGTGCTCGCCGATTGGCGCACGTTCTCGCGCACCTACACCGGGCCGAGCTTCGATCTCGCGACCATCGTCCAGGAGATCTTCGACGCCACGCTGGCGGCCGAGGGCATCTCATTCACCAGCGAGGAAACCGTCACCGTCACCGGCTCGCGCCTGGTGTTTGAAGATGAGCCGGTGGCAGGCTGCCTGGATCGCATCGCCATGGTGTTCGGGTGTGATTGGTCAATCGATCAGCACCGGCGCCTGCGCGTGTGGCGCAGCGTCTACGAGCCCGCGCCGTACACCGTCATCGACGGCAACGGCGTGATCGAGGAAATGAAGGTCACGCGCACCGACAAGGAGTACCGCAATCGCCAGGGCGCGCGCACAGCGCTGCCGGTGGCCGGGCAGCGGCAGTCTACCCTTGCGGGCGCCGGCGCCTGGACCTACACGCTCCCGTTCGCCGTGTCGGGCAAGCCTCGCATCTTGGTAGACGACGTGGCGGCCGTGGTGGTGCTCTACTCGCAGCGCCATCTCGGGCCGTGGGATTTTGCATACACCGAGAACAGCGCCGTCCTGCACCACAATCCCGCGCAGTCTGCCTACACCTCCAGCAACACCATCGCCGTTACGGCTCGCTCGCAGAATCTCGACGTGCTCTGGTACGACAACACCGAAGAGCAGGAGCGGCGCGCGCTCCGGACAGGTGGCAGCGGCATCGTCGAGTCTGTGATTCCTGCTCGCAACATCCGCGATAAGGGCGTGGCTGAATCGGTCGCTTTGCAGATGCTCAAGCGTGCTGGCTCAATGCGCCAGGAAGTCGATCTAACCACGCTCAAAACCGGTTGGATGGTCGGGCAACAGGTTGCCGTGAGCACCAAATGGCCGCTTGCAGCGGGCCTGCTGCTGGTGCAATCGCTCCAGGGGCACTATGTCGGCAATACGTTCGTGCGCTACCAACTCAAGCTCATCGGCTACGAACCGCCACTAATCCAGGGCCTGTCGTTCGATGGCATCGACACCATTACCGTCACCACCGAGTACCCGCATGGGCTCGGGGTGGACGACGGCATCAGCATCTGGGGCGTCAACGGCGGCGACGGATCCGGAATCAATTGGAACGGCTGGACTGTGGGAACCGTGCCGACTCCCACCACGTTCACGATTCCGACAGGCGGCACGCCGTTCATCCCTGGCGAGTGGCCGGGCTACACCGGCGGCGCAGGCGGGCCGAGTGAAGGCCAGCCACTGCTCCCCGGCGGCGGCTCCGGATTCCCGACCGGCGGCGGCGGCGAAGGACCGGGCGGCGGATTCATCTTCACCGGGCCTGGGCCGAGCGGCGGCGGGTTCACTCCTGGCTCCGGATCCGGATCCGGCGGCGTGGGCGATCCTGGGCTGATCGTCACCGCAGTCAACGTTTCCACTCGAACCGTCACCGTCCACCGGGCGCACGGCTTCACCACGAGCACGCCCACCGGGGGGACACGTGTGCGCATCGCGGGCATCACCGGCACCGGAAGCGATCGGTTCCCGCAGGGCTTCAATACTCAACTCAGCCGCATCACCGTGGTGGACACCACCAGCTTTGTCCTCGAGGACGCGAGCAACTATAGCGCCGACCCCGGCTTCGAGCCGTTCCAGGATGACCGGCGCGGTCGCGTCTACACGAGCGATCAGATTATCCGCGTCACTCCTGGGACCGGCGGGCCGGGTTCGCTGCTGGGCAGCCTGAACGCTGCGGTGTCCGGCGTCGGCAGCAGTAACAATGTCGACCGCGCCACGTTCCTGTTGGCGAATTCGATTCCCGGTGTGGCCAGCAGGCCGCTGCAGGTCACGAGCGGCTCGGCAACGTCGCCGTGGGTCATGCAGTCTGACCTGGCGGTAGTAGAGTCGGTGTCTGCCATCATCGGCACGCCACCGACCGGCGCGTCGGTGCTCATCGACGTGAAGAAAAACGGCGCTTCAATCTTCGCCGGCGGCTCGTACCTCGAGATTCCGGCGGGGCAGACGGAGGTCGTGCGCACCATCGACTTTTCATCGACGCCCACAACGGTCGAGCGCGACGATGAGTTGACCGTGCAAGTGGTTCAAGTGGGTAGCGACTTCGCCGGCTGCAATGCTGTGGTCAACGTGGCGCTCCGGAAGTAGCCATGGATCAGAACATCACCGGTAGCGCAGGCATCGAGAGCGCGGAGGCCTTCGGCGATCCCGCGTTGTCCCATGTGATTCAGCAGCTCATCGTCGGGCATGTAGGCATCGCGTCCGGCGAGGCGTTCTCGCAGACCTCGGGCGTGTTCATCGACCCGTTCAGCGTGCCGGCTGCCGTCTGGATTGCGTTCTAAATGGTGGGATCTTCCAGCAGTGCAAAGATTCGCCGATAAACCGCAGCGGTGATCTCGATATAGACCGTCGAGCCGGCGGGTGTTTCGCTTGAAATGTCAATCTCGGATCCCCTGGTGATGGCCAAGAGAACGTCCCTGACGCTCATTTTTGCGACCTGCTCTGCTGTCATTCCTCAACTTTAACCCATGGCCACCGCATACCAGATCACCGGAGCGAAGTATGCGCTCTTCCTGTCGGCACCAGGGCCGTACAGCTACGGCGGCAGCCTGTTCGTGATTGGCCTGTCGGAGCTGGCGGCGCCCGCTGGCAAGATCGGCCTGTTCAAGAGCGCGGATGGCGGCGAGACGTGGGCGCGCGTGGGCTCCGAGATCGAGATCTACGGGACGAACATCGGCAGCCAGGAACAACTCTACATCGGCACATGCCCGGGCATCTCCGATCAGTTCGCCTTCGTGGCGTACCTCGGCACTGATCGGCATATCCACGTTAGCCGCGCCGACCTGGGCGCCGAAACCTTCGACACCGATGCCGATTCAAACATCGACGTTGTAGAGGCACCGTGCCGGCTTACGCTGGCGCAGGCGACCGATGGGCACTTGGGGCTGACCGTGAGCATCGGGGCGCGCAAGATCGTCGATGTCGAAGACAACCGCACCGATCAGGTGTCGACGGTAACGCTCAGCTCGGACCTCGGCTCATGGGGCACGCTCACCGACGTGCCGGGGCAGCCCACTAGCGGGCCTGGGCAATTCGCCGTAGGGACAGCGCGCGGCACCGATGGGCGCGTACACGGCTTCGCCAATGCGCTCGGGACACTCGGAACACAATTCGCGCACGTTGGCGACGGTGACACGTTCGACCTGCTGGCGACGTTCATCAGCGGCGGCGGCGACCTGCAGGCGGCAACGGCAGAGGACGCGTCCGGCAACGTCGCGCTGGGGCACGCCGTCAACGGCTCCGGCGTCGGCGGGCCGTTCTACCGCGTGGCCATCACCAGTGCGGCCTCGGCTGACTCGCCATCCTGGACTACCACGCCAGTCAGCGCGAGCGATACCAGCCCGCAGCAGATCGCACTGCAGACCACCACCGAGGCGCTCTACCAGATTGGGGGCGCGGGCGACATCATATCGTCGCTATCCGGAACGATCCTGGACCCTGGAACCGGCGTCGGACTGGCCGGCCGCGGCGCTGGCTTCATCTTTGCCGGCGACGGCAACCAGCTCTGGTATGTGCCATATGCGGCGCTCACCATCACGGGCGTATCCGGCATCGAGAGTGGAGAGATGTTCGGCCGCACCCACGGCGTCAACGGTGGCGGGCCACCGGCACAGTGTGGGCCTGGGACTCCCGTCCTGCCCGCAGAATGCGGCACCAGCAACCCGACGATCCCGGTGTTACCGGGCGAGCAAAACGAGTGCGGATCCAGCCTCGGGTATGCGTATTGATCAGGGAGATACATGACAGCAGAGGATCGACAGTACGAGTTCGAGCGGTTCGTCCGTGAGGGGATAGCGACTCTTCGCACCCAGATGGTGCAGGTGCTGGAGGTGTCATCCTCTAGCGCCAGGACCATCACCCAACACGCCGAACGCTTGACGGTGAACGAGGGTGAGTGGCGCAGCCTCCACGCGGAGATGCGAGCTGTGAGAGAGCAGCTCGATAGTCTCCAAGTCGAGGTAGGCGAGCTGAAAGCGCAACGCGACGGCATGATGCTGAGTTGGCGCATTCTCAGCGCAGTGGTTGCGGCAGCGGCGGCGGTGGCCGGCTGGGGCATCGCGATCTGGCAGGGGAAATAAATGAAACTTCAAACAAACGTGTGGATCACGGTGATAATGACGGCACTGCAGGTCGTTGCTCAAGTGAGCGACCTGCTGCCGTCTGGCCTGAAGCATTGGGCACTGGCGGCGCAGATCGTCCTGGAGGCGCTCAAGGCGCTGCTGGTGCATTTCTCGAATCCGGATGGCACGCCGGCGCAGGCAGCGTACCAGCCCTACACTGACAAGCCGAAGAGCAAGACCCGCGGCGTGATGCTGATGGCGCTGCCGCTCCTGTTCGTGCCGGCGCTGTCCGCGCAGACTCGCGCGCGGCCGGAACAGCTCGCAGCGGACCCGGCACCCACGGCGCGGGTGCTCGTGGTGCTTCCCAGCGGCGTTGTCGCGCTCGCAAACATGCAAGATCTGGTTCTCGATACCAGTGGGCCTGTCCCTGTGCTACGAGCGTCGGTAGCAATCGCCTCGCGGATGCGACGGCAAACCTGGAAGCCAGTCGCCATCGAGAGCACGTTCACGCTGCAGGACCCGCCGGCGGGGGAAAGCCTGCATGTGTGGCGCAACGGGCTCCTGCTGTCCGAAGGCGAAGATTACACGATCGACGGGCCGGGCACCAGAATCACGCTGAAGCCGGGGCTTGAGGCGCGGCCGGGCGACATCATGCGCGCGTTCTATTTCTACTGACCCACACGGTTAAATTTTAACCATCGGCATTCAACGGGCTCGGGCTCCTTCGGGAGTCCGGGCCCTATTTCTGTTTCCAGACGCAGAAATAGCGCCGGGGCCTTCGGGCTTCCGGCGCTATTCGTGTCTCCGGACCTACTGCGCGTCCGCTACGGTC